TGACAAGATGGTGAAGGAGGAGCTAAAGGCTCTAGGATACAACACCGATATCACTGACTCATACTCTGAAGTATTCCCATTCAAGGGTACATTCTTCAGTTCCCCCTTCTAAGGTGAAGACTTTAGGAAAACTAAAGGACTTCAAAAACTTCCTATATGTAACTTGGAAGCATCTCAACCTTCCTGCCCCTACTCCTATACAATACGACATATCTGATTTCCTTCAGAATGACGCAGGGAGGCGAGTTGTTATTGAAGCCTTTAGAGGTGTAGGCAAGAGTTGGATTACTTCTGCCTATGTCTGCCATCAACTTTTAATTAACCCACAGAAAAACATACTGGTTGTCTCTGCTTCTAAGACTAGGGCAGATGACTTCAGTACTTTTACACTGAGGTTAATCCATGAGATGCCTCTATTAGCCCACCTGAAGCCCAGAGATGGACAGAGGATGTCAAAGATAAGCTTTGATGTAGCCCCTGCACAAGCCTCTCATGCCCCTAGTGTTAAGTCTCTAGGGATTACAGGGCAACTTACAGGGTCTAGAGCCGACTTAATCATTGCTGATGACGTTGAATCTGCCAATAACTCTATGACTCAGATGATGCGAGACAAATTAGCAGAAACCATTAAGGAATTTGAGGCTATTATTAAGCCTAACGGAAGGATTGTCTTTCTGGGAACTCCACAAACAGAGATGTCCATATACAACCTCTTAGATGAAAGAGGCTATAAGACTAGGATATGGACTTCACGCTACCCTGATGAGCGTCTGAAGGTGGCTATGGGGTATAAATTAGCCCCTGTCATAGCCGATGCTGCAGACAAGTCAGGACAACCTACAGACCCATTAAGATTTGATGAAGATGACTTATTAGAAAGAGAGGCTTCTTATGGTAGAAGTGGATTTGCTCTACAATTTATGTTGGATGTTAGTCTTTCTGACGCTGACAAGTACCCCTTAAAGCTTAATGACTTTGTAGTGATGTCTGGGTGCTCCTCATGGAATCAAGCTCCTGTGAACGTACAGTGGGCTTCTGGTAAGGAACAGCTAGACGGATGTAAACAATTACCCAATATAGGACTAAAAGGAGACTACTGGTGCAACCCAATGATAATAAGTCAGGAGACTGCCGAATGGGATGGAGCAGTCATGAGTATAGACCCTGCAGGAAGAGGAAAGGACGAGTGTGCCTACGCTGTAGTCAAGATGATGAAAGGGATGCTGTACCTTACGGAATGTGGTGGGACACAAGACGGATACAACGAGAAGTCTTTAGCTGCTTTAACAGAGGTAGCTAAGAGGCAGAACGTCAATAAGATTATCGTAGAGAGCAACTTTGGTGACGGAATGTTTACCCAGTTGCTCAAACCTGTGCTGACCAAGGTGCATCCAGTGTCCATAGAAGAGGTCAGGCACTCCATACAGAAGGAGAAGAGGATTATAGATACCCTAGAGCCTATATTGAACCAACACAGGCTTGTAGTGGACGATAAGGTGATTACAGACGACTATAACAACGAGAATGCCCTGAAGTATAAACTGTTCTACCAGTTGACACGACTAACGAGGGACAGAGGGAGTCTGATACATGACGATAGGCTTGATGCTTTCTCTATTGCTGTAGCCTATTGGGTAGAAACTATGGATAGAGACATAGAGCAAGCTGTGAGTGAACACAAGAATGACCTACTAGAGGAAGAGCTAGACAGGTTTATGGAGGCTTCTATAGGAAGAAAGAGAAAAGAAGAAAACTGGATTAACTTAAAATAAGGAGAACTATTATGCCAATGGGAAAAGGAACTTACGGAAGTACTAAAGGTAGACCACCTAAGAAACTTAATGCTAAACAGAAGACACTACCCCCTTCACTGAAGAAAAAGATAATGAATTCTAAGAAGAAAAAATAATAGGGTGCATATTAGATAAAGAAGAAGGGGTAAGATACCTACTATAGATAAACCTATAGTTAAACTATAGATAAGATTATAGATTAATAATTAAAGATGATAATAATATAGTAAAACTATAAGTAAACTATAGAGTAACTGTAGAGTAACTATAGGTATGCTTACTCCTCTTTTATTTTAGTAGAAAAATCTGAGAGGGTTAACGTAGATATGCTGCTACAAAAATCCCCTTGTACCCTTCTATATTGGCTAAATTTTAACAATAGGGTGGCTACCTTGTCACAATAATTGACACACCAAACACCAGAAGCCCTTTATTTATAAGCTATCGCAAGAGATATAATATCTAAACCAATTGATTTATAAAGGTGCTGTTTTTTCTTTTAGGTTTGTCTTTCTTGTGGTCTGTTTTTTTTTCATTTAGTTAAATCTTTTTGTTGACTCAATAGAATACTTCTATAAACTAATAGTTAATCATTAATTAAATAAGGATTAAAACAAATGGAATCTAATATAATAATAGAACTAGTACTAAGCTTTTCTTTCTGTTTTGGTTTAGTGTTTGCTTATTGCTATTGGTTATCTGGTGGTTTCAAATGATTAGAGATACAATAAGTATTAGTTTAATAGTAGGTGGTTTGTTAGTTTATACATTTATAATATTTAACATATAGGAGGTTCAAAAGATAATGGCTTTATATCATTATAATAGATGCAACTTTACAAACTATAACGAAGACAAATTGCTAGATAAAATAGAAGTCAGAAAGGAAACAGATAAACTATTAAAGTTATATTTCCAAATTAATCAAGAGGACTTTGATATCCACGCAATTGCTAACATTATTAAAAGCAAATTTAAATCTATTGCAGCCTACAATATAGCTTGTGATTATTACCTTGAAAAAATAGGGCTATAGTATTGACCTTAACTATCCACTGTGGCATACTTAAACAGTGGGTAGTTATTTTTTTATAATCTTAATGAAAGGAATTAGAATGAAAGCTCCAACAGTGACAAACATGACAAGCAGTAACGGAAACAAAGTTGCCAATCAATTTTTAATCTGGACTGAGGAAGCACAATATTTTCAGAGTTATCAAACAATTATTGCTAAAAGAGATAACGAAGGAAATATTTATCTAGATAAAAACAGGTATGATTATTCAGTGACTACCTCAAGATATCGAAATAAATATTTAAATATGACAACTAAAGAAATAGAAAAGAAAATTAGTTCAGGTGAAATAATACTCACTGATTTAAATTAGCTTCAACTATCCACTAATACATCTAATTTAAAAGAGCCTTACTGATTAATTTTAGTAAGGTTTTTTTGTGTCCACCAAAATGTTAGGTCAACTACTATCATGTTCCGTCCTGTTCCGTGTATCTTGTTCCGTTAATTCAAATTTATTTTAAACTAACATAGGGGTGTCAAATAAATAAAATGAATAGTCCAGTTGACAGAGAATTAATTATGTATATTTTAATAATATATTGCTTAACTATTTTATCGGAGCAGTTTATATGATTCATGAACGTGACATAAGCAGAATACTAACAGACCTCACAGTTGCCTATAAAGAAACCAGACAAAAACAATATGACGCTGAATGGGAAGGCAATACAAAAGAAGCAGAACTATTTAAGAAACTAGCAGAAGACTACAAAAAGAAAATTGATGAAGGAGAACTTTATGAACCAAGCCATTAGGTTACAAGAATGACTGTTAAATCTGTCTTCTACACTCTTTGGCTCATCACGCAGCCTGACATAATGAGTGACCAAATGATTCACCACATGATTACCTTTGAGAGTCAGAAGAACTGTCTAGAGTTAGCTGAACTACTTGGGCAGACCAAGACACCTATCTTTGACCAGAAGAAGAACTGTAGGAAGACCATTGCGTGGGACACTTACTATCATGTTCCGTTGGCAAAACCAGAAGGCTTTGATGCCTTACTTAGACAAAGGGAGACTAGACTATGATTACTATTACACAAACCATGTACGACAAGTCCTGTATTGATGCTAACAAGGTTGTACGACAATTCTTCATGGAGCACTTTGGAAAGGATGAAGGAGAGTTTATTGCTGAGTGGCATATGGAAGACAGTGATATGCAATACCTCAAACCTATGTTCACTCATGTTTCCGATACAGTTATCAAATTGTTTAAGACCAAAGGCAGAGGTGACCCTCGTGTTTCCTTCAAGGACTGGAAGAAGCACGTTAATGTTGGAGAAACTTTAGAGCTACAATTTACAAACGATAAATCTATAGAAATACTGGTGAGGGCAAAGGATGAGTGAAGGGTGCTCACTACTGCTAACCATTGTAATTATTGTGCTTGGAACTTTATTATTAAATTGTGTAATCCAAATATTTTTGGCTGCGTAGTGTTATATTATATCATCCACTAGCACATATTATGGAGGTGTTAATGCTATACAGATACTATACTGTTCCACTCAAAGGTGCGATTTATCTTGAATATTGGAGAGGTAATAAGAATGATTGGCACTCAGAGTGGTTTGGTGGAGAGTTTTATGGGTATTGGTGGAAATTCCGTTTAATCTATACTCCTAGAGGACATCATGCAGACACGATTAAAAGCTACGGAGCAACAACTAGAAATTTCCATGCTATTGAAGGCGATAGAGCAAATGAGAGGGATTGACCCTGAAATACAAGCACAGACCATAGCAGTCTTTCTTGTTGTGGCTAAGAGTCCTTTACCAATCAAGATGCAAGACATTGGTAAGGAACTAGGTCTAGCACAATCCTCAGTAAGTCGTAATGTGGCTTATCTTGGTGATTGGTCTAGACATAAAGAAAAGGGACATGGACTTATAGAAGCCTATGAAGACCCTATGGAACGAAGACGTAAACTGGTTAAGCTGACGAAGAAAGGAGAACGCTTTGCCACCTCACTATATGAAACCATTAATAAATAGGGGTAACTATGCCAGTAAGACAGCGTGGTGGTAGTTGGCAAGTTGATGTTCGTAAAAAGGGCATCACGTTTCGACAGAACTTTACCACCGAAAAGCAAGCCAATGAAGTGCTGAAGATGGTTGAGGAATGCTATAGGCTTGGCAGACCAATACCATCTGACTTCACTTCTACTGATGAAATGACTATTGCTTCT